AACCCACGGGTCGCAGTCCGAGCAGCCCTGATGGAGATAAAGCGCAAGACCCGGTTCCTGGCCTCGACCGCCCGGTGGGGTCAGGGCCAGACGATCTACGACCACGAGCCCACCGAGGGACGCCACTGGCGCAAGCGGGCCGAGGACGAGAAGATCGAGAACAACCTCCGGGCTTGGTACGAGTTGCGAGCCGAACTCGCGGCCATCCAGGACGAGCTGATCCGAATCGACACCGTCGCGGTGCGCGAGGTCAGGCGGCTGCGGGCGGCCCAGGAGGTGAAGGCATGAGGGCGGCGGTGCGGCAGGCCACTTGGTTTGAGTGGCTGGTCATGCAGTGGGCGGCTCTGGCCGTCGCGGCGGGGGTCGTCCTGGCCGGTGTTTGGCTGGCCGCCCCCGAACCTGCCGTGTCGCCACGGTGGGTGACCAGGCCGGCGACTCAGGCGGAGGAGCGGGTCTGGGAGGCCAAGCAGCTATCCGATTTGCTGGAGGCGCAGGCCGGGGTACCCTTGGAGGGTGTTCGTTGACAACCGCGACCTCCTCCCTGGAGATGTCGGATTCAGCATCATCGGCGGTCGAACCGGAGCACTGGTCAACCTCGGGCAGGCCCTCTTGCGCGACTCGTGCCGGTTCACCCACGCGTACCTCGTACTGGACAACGCCGAAGCGATCGAGGCGATGCCCCGGGGGGCCCGATTGGCGTCGACGTCCGACCGCGTAGGCGACGATTTCCTCTACTTCCGCCTGCCGCTGCTTGACATCCAGCGGCAGGCGGTCACTTCCGTAGGGCGGGGGCTGGTCGGCACCCCGTACTCGTTCCTCGACTACTACGCTTTGGGGGCCCAGCAGTGGGGTTTCCTGCCGGGGGGCGAGTGGGCTCGTCGGCGGGTGGCCGACTCGGGGCACATGATCTGCAGCCAGCTTGTCGACTTCGCACTTCACGAGGCCGGGTGTTGGCTGTTCGATGACGGGCGGCTGCCGCAGGACGTCACCCCCGGCGACCTGTTCTGGCGACTGTTCGAGGTCGGGTCGCCATTCAGGCTTGCGCCGAGCTTGCCCACCTGGTAAAATGGGTGGTGCAAGGGGGCCGGGCGGTCCGGCCCCCGATGAGGAGGCCGAGATGAGCAAGCCCCGCCCGGTCAAGGTCACCACCCCGCAGATCCTGGCGATGCGGTCCTGTCTCCGCGACCACTTCCGGGGCGTGATCGGGCACCACGATGGGATGACTCTCAAGGCCCTGCGCAGCCGGGGTTGGCTGAACGACTCGAACATCCTGACCGACCTCGGCCGGCAGGCGCTCATCCGGCACGACGAGATCGCCCGCAACGCGTTCGTCCTCGATGCCGAGTTCACCCGCTGGGCCGGGTTCGGGATCGACGCCGACCGGCACATCGTCCGGGCTTGCCACCGGTTCTGCCCGCAGACCCACGAAGACTACGTCTACGACGAGCTGGGGAACTGCGAGAAGATCCGGCGGCACCACACCCCGATGGCCTGCCTGGTCGAGCTGGCCGAGGCCGGGGTCACCCCGCAGCGGATCTCCCACGCTTTCTCCTGATCGACCCCGCCCCCGGGCATTGCGCGAGGCTTGCCCGTGTGGTAAAATTGAATTTAGAGGGGGCGGGGCGGTCCCGCCCCCGAGCGAGGAGGCCGAGATGTTCAAGCTCAACCAGCGGGTCAACCACCGGGCCCAGGCCGCGCGCTCCCGCCGCCCGATCGCCGGTACCATCATCGAGGTCACCCGGAACGCGACGACGGGTCGGAACTCCTACCTGGTGAAGTGGGATGGCGGTGACGGCGGGTACGACTACTACCCGGCTTGCGAGCTGCAGCGCGCGAACTGACCCCGGCTTAACGCGGCCCCCGGCAACCCCGGGGGCCTCTGCTTGTGTGGTAAGCTCGGGGCATGACCGCTCCTCGATTCCCGGGCCCCCCGGACGACCTCAAGACTCGGGGCCGCGAACTGTGGGCCGAGGTCAACGCGGGCACCCTGCCGGCCCCGACCCGCATGCTCGTCCATGAGGCTGGCCGCCTCCTCGATCGGCTCGACAGGCTCCACGCGCTGCTCGCCGGCCGTGAGGACTTCTGGGTCCAGGTGTTCCAGGGCGAGGAGGGCGAGGTCACGCTCGTTGTCGACAAAATCCTGGCCGAAGCCCGGCAGTACACCCTGGCGTACAACCAACTGTTCGAGAAAATGCGGCAGGCCGGGGTGTTCGGCAAGGGCGAGGAGAAGCCGACCGGCGGGGGCCTGTTCGACGAGCTGGGCAAGAAGCGCGCGGAGCGGCAGGCCACCGGATGACCGTCGACCTCGACGAGTACGCGGGGCAGCGGGGCAACCAGGTCCCGCGCATCGCTCACTACCCGGTTTACGCCAAGAACGACAAGGCCGAAGAGATCATCGACCTGATGGACGGGCTGCGGGTCCCGCTCGACCCGTGGCAGCAGTTCGTCATCCGAAACGGGCTGGGTGAGAACCCGACTCCGGACCTGTCCGGCTACGAGTGGGCAGCCGACCGGTGCGGCTGTTGGGTCCCTCGCCAGAACGGCAAGGGCAATATCATCATGGCCCTGGAACTCGGGTGGCTCTATCTGTTCAATGAGCGGCTCGTGGTGCACTCGGCTCACGAGTACAAGACGGCGCAGGAGGCGTACCTGCGGATCCGTGACCTCTGCCAGGGCAACCCGGACCTCGACCGGCTGGTCGCCCGGTATTGGGCGGCCAACGGCGAACAGGGCATCGAGCTTAAGAAGAACGCGGCAACCGGGATCGGCCCCCGGCTGCGGTTCATGGCTCGGACCCGCTCGGCAGGCCGAGGGTTCTCGGCCCCCAAGTTGATCCTGGACGAGGCCCAGGAGTTGATCGAGGGGCAGATGCGGGCGATCATGCCGGTCCTGTCCTCGTTCATCAACTGGCAAGTCTGGTTCTTCGGTACCCCCCCGCAGCCCGACGTCGAGGGCGGCACCGTCTCCTCGGCCTGGATCTACAACCTCAAAGAGGCCGGCGAGAAGCGGCGGCCCCGGGTGGCCTGGTTCGACTTCGGCATCCCGACGCTGGACCTCACCGACCCCGAGCAGGTCGCGATCCTGGAGGACCCCGCGACCTGGCTCGCCACCAACCCGGCTCTCAACCGGCCCAGCAAGTCGAATAGCATGCAGCTGCAGACCATCCAGGGCGAGCTGGACATCATGACCCCCGGGCAGGGGTTCGCGATGGAACGCTGCGGGATGTGGCTCCCGAGGGCAACCAAGGAATCGAGCCAAACCATCGACCCGCAGGTCTGGAGAGACAACGCGGTCGAGAAGGAGCGACCCGACGACCTGGTCATCGCCTTCTACGTCAACCCGAAGCGGAACCACGCGACCATCGGATGGGCCGGCAAACTCGACGGGTTGTGGCGGGTTGGCATCTTCGCACACAGGACGGGCACTGGCTGGCTGCTGGACAAGCTGGTCGAACTGATCGAGCGGTACAAGCCGGTAGCGGTCACCGTCGACGCCAAGAGCGAGACGACCCTGGACGACCTGGCTGAGCGGGGCATCCGGCTGCCGGAGGTGGCCGAACACCCGAAGCGGGGCGAGCTGTTCCTACCGTCCGTGGTTGACGTCGCGACCTCGTACGGGCTGTTCGTCGACTCGGCGAACAAAGGCGAGGTCAGGCACCACGATCAGACCCCGCTCAACAATGCGATTCAGGCTCCATCCCGGCCGCTCGGCGGGGGCTCGACCTGGGACCATCGGCATGGGATCGAGGTCGGCCCGGCGGTGTGCGTCCAACTCGCGATGCTCGCTTACCGGGAGCGGATCGACAAGATCGACGATTACGACCCCCTCGACAACATCTGGTGAACAGACCTGGTACCCTTGGGCCGGACTTGAGACTTGGAGGGCGAGAGTGGCGGGTGACGTCGCCGAGAGGCTGGGTCGGGGGCTGCGGGGGCTGTTCGTGCTCCTCGGGCTGCTATACAAGGCCCTGCCCGGCGTCCTCGGCCCCTGCATGATCCTCTACGGAGTCAGCCTGGTCTACGCCCCGGCAGGGTTCATCGTCGGGGGCCTGTTCCTGCTCGCGATCGATCGGAAGGTGACATGGGCATCTGGTCGAGCCGGTCGGGAGTAGCTCGGCGGGACGCGGGCGAGCTGCCCGGGGTCCCGTACTCGGATTTCATCTCGGGCTTGCTCGGGCAGCTCGGGGGCACCTTCGCGGACGTCTCGGTTAACACCATCGAGAAGGGTTTGCAGGTCGCAGCCGTGGGCAACGCGGTCGACCTGCTCGCCTCGATCTGCTCCGAACTGCCGCTCTACGCCTACCGGGGCGAGGGGCAGGAGCGCAAGCAGATCTCGATGCCCGGCTACCTGCTCGATCCCGAGGGCGAGGGGCACGGACTCGAAGACTTCATCTACAAGGGCACGACGTCTTGGCTGCTGCGGGGCAACCTGTACGGGGACACCCTCGATGGTGACCCCCGGGGGCAACTGCGGCAGGTGCTCCTGTTCCACCCCGATCAGGTGGTCCCGGACGTCCGGTCGACTGGTGAGGTCCGGTGGAGGGTCAACGGCCGGGAGTACCGTGGAGAGATGCTGCATCGCAGGGCTTATCCGGTGCCCGGCGTTTTGCTTGGCCGCTCCGTCATCTCGCAGTACGCCGACACTCTCGGGGTCAACCTGGCCTCGACCCGCTACGGCAAGCAGTGGTTTACAGACGGGGCACACCCTGGCGGCATCCTGTCGAACGACCTGGCCGATCTCAAGGACGAGAAGGTCCGGCGGTCGGCGAAAGACCGGTTCATGGCAGCCGTTCGGGGTAACCGAGAGCCGGTCGTGCTCGGGCGGGGCTGGAAGTTCGAGCAGATCCAGGTCAATCCGAACGAGTCGCAGTTCTTGGAGACTCAGAAGCTGTCGGCTGCCGAGTCGGCCCGGCTGTTCGGCCCGGGTGTACCTGAGGTCCTCGGATACGAGTCCGGCGGCACGATGACCTACACAAACATGGTCGACCGCGACCTCGCGGTCCTCAAGTACGCGGCAAATAAGTGGCTCAAGCGCTGGGAGCGGTTGCTGTCGCAGTTCCTGCCCCGACCGCAGTATGTCCGGTTCGACCGCGAGGCGTTCCTCGAAACGAATATCATCCAGCAGTGGCAGGCCCGAAAGCTCCAGCTCGACACCGGCTCTCGGACCATCAATGAGCTGCGGGCGAAGGACCACCTGCCGCCCGTTCCGTGGGGCGACGAGCCCATGCAGAAGGCGGCCCCCGCCCCGGCGGATCCGGCCGAGGACGGCACCGACCCGAACCAGGACCCCGCCAAGGAGGGCGACAAGTGAAGATCAGGGGGCTCTACGTCGTGCGCTCCGGTGGGGTGGCTGCCCCGGCGGCCCGAGCGGCAAACGACACCGAGGAGGCGGCCAGCCAAGACGGCAACGTCATGGAGCTGCGATTCTCCGCGTTCGACACCTGGTACGAGATCAACTCGTGGTGGGAGGGTCGGTTCCTGGAGCGGACCCGCCCGGGTGCATTCAAGCGGACGATCAACTCGCTCAAGCGGGCGGACGGCAACTACTCGATGAAGTCGCTGTTCAATCACGGCATGGACTTCGGCATCGGGGACAAGCTGCTCGGCACCGTGTCCAGCCTGTCCGAGGAGAAGGACAGCCCGGTCGCCCTGGTCGACTTGTACGACGAGGCGAGCTACGTCCGCGACCTCATCCCGGGGCTGCGGGCCGGCGATTACGGGTCGAGCTTCATGTTCGAAGTCCTGCGCGATTCCTGGAATCACGAACCCGAGCCGAGCGACTACAACCCCGAGGGCCTGCCCGAGCGGGACATCGAGGAGGTGCGGCTGCTGGAGGCGGGCCCCGTCACCTTCCCGGCGAACCCCGCCGCGACTGCTGGTCTGCGATCCGGCTGCCACACCGACGCATTCATCGAGCGCCAGATCGAGCGGGGCCTCGTCTCGGAGCGTGATACACTGGCAATGTTCGACGCCTTCCGGGCTGCCAACCGGCTGCCCGGTCGCGACGCCCCGGCACCCGAGGCCAAGCCGGCCCCGGCTCGCCACGTGAGCGAGTACGAGGCGAAGCGCGCAGCCCGGCTGCGCGAGTTGACTCTGATCGACCTCACTGGAGGGATGAAGTGAACGAGCTGGAGAAGCTCCGGGCGCGGCAGGCCGAGATCGCGCAGCGGCTCAAGGCCCTGCACTCCGAGATGGAGGGCGAGGGCACCGACGAGCAGCGGGCCGAGTGGGACACCCTCGACGCCGAGCACCGGGACAACGAGGACAAGATCGCCCCGCTGGCCGAGCAGGAGAAGCGCGACGCGCGGGTCAAGGAGTCCCGGGCGAAGTGGGGCAGCCTGCAGACCGGCGTCCCGTCGACCGATCCGTTCGACCTCAACCTGCGGACCGCTGAGCCGCGCGAGCTGGTCAGCCGGGCCCGAAAGGTCCTGTCGGACGACAAGCTCGGCACCGAGCACCTGCGCGACGAGCAGCGGGCCCAGGTCGAGAAGATCCTGCGGACCAAGAACGGTGACACGGACGGTTCGGACGTCGCCCGGCTGCTACTGGCGACCGAGAACGAGCACTACCGATCGGCGTTCCCCAAGCTGATCTCGGGCCGCCCCGACTTCTCCTCGGACGAGGTGCGGGCGATCCAGCAGGTGGACCTCGCTCAGCGGGCGATGAACATCGGCACCCCGGCGAACGGCGGCTACGCCGTCCCGGTCCTGGTCGACCCGACCATCATCTGGACCGCACAGGGCTCGCCGAACGACATCATCAACCTGGCACGGGTGGAGCGCATCACCAACGACCGGTGGCGCGGCCTGACCTCGGCCGGCATGACCTGGTCGTTCAAGGCCGAGGGCGCGCCGTCGACCGACAACAGCCCGACCATCGCCGAGCCGGAAGTCCCGACCTACCGGGCGGACGGGTTCATCCCGTACACCCTGGAAGTCGAGATGGACTGGCCGAGCTTCGCCTCCGACATGGCGACCGCCATGGAGGCCGGCTACGCCGAGCTGCTCGCGCAGTCGCTCACCACGGGTACCGGCGTGACCCAGCCCAAGGGCATCATCACCGCGCTGAACGCGGCGGCGGGGTCGAAGGTCCAGGTGGCCACCTCGGCCACCCTGGTCCCGAACGACGTCTACGGGCTGTGGAAGTCGCTCCCGATCAGGTGGCGTCGCCAGGACACCGTGGCGTGGATGTCCCACACCGGCATCGAGCAGAAGATCCGGCAGTTCGGTGCG